TCCATCTCTCTGAGTTTAGATCCTGCCCATCTAAGACCAGCTTTACCTCCCCAAAGTAGGTAGGAAATTGTGCCACATGCAGAAGAGTCACTTTCATCATAGTACTCATCTGCTCTGGAGAGATAGCTAAACATTCTTTTTATGGTTTCTACACTAACAGGCTTGCCCTGTGCGAGTTGAGTTGCTCTGACTTTGCCAACCTGGGTTGCACATTTGTTGCCATTTTTCTCATTTAGCTCTATGCCTCTTTTGGCATTGTTTTTCACTCCAGAAGGATAGTCTGAAAAAGACTCCATATTGTACTTTTTCTTCTTCTTTTTCTTTTTGCCATAGCCTAGCATGTCTTTGACCTCTGACATCATGAACTCAGCCTCCTGGTTTTCCATTTCAGCAAGCTTCTCATCAATTGTTTTGTCTTTAGGTCTCTGAGTTGCCTTTTCAGACATAAAAGCCTCTATTGAGAATCCTTTGACTTTCTTAGTTTTGATATAATTTTCCCAGATGTCATCATCATTGACTTTCATAGAGACCATCCATGTCCCCTCTGGGAGGTCCATACCATAGTGAGCAGACTTGTCTTTGTCTTTATTCTCTATTATCCAGGACTCAACAACTGTCATTCCCTCAAGCTTGTATTTATGCTCTAGAGTAGAGTTTGACTGATTGCCATTGACAAAAAACATTTCTGATGCTTTTCTGACTGTATCTTTGTTAAAAAAGATATAGTATTCCTCATCATCAGACTTTCTGTAGATTGGTCTGTTTGGCACTAAAGCTGCACCCATCAAGATTCTTTTTTCTTGATCTATTTGTGCAAATTTTACCTCCTGGCTTTTCAAAGCAATCCATTCCTCTTCAATGGCAGGGTTTTCTACTAGACTCAGAGCTGACACTCCAATGTCATCATTCTCTTCATCCAAGATTAGTTCTACTATTTTCATAATTATCCTATTTTAGCTGTTTCAATTATATTTCGATCTAAAGCCTGGGCTGATGACACATCTGATGAGGTCACAAAGGCTTTTATTGGTCTCTGGTTTTGTCCATTTAGTGCTTCAGCAATCTGATTCTGTGCTGATGATCCTACAATGTTGAATGATGGAGTCCTGGAAGCAGGAGCAGAAACACCACCACCACCAGCAGATCCTGCTGCAGATTTTGCTCCAGAGATTGCTGATTTGATTGACATCATTATTCCTGCAGCCTGCAATCCATAAGCAATAAGCATCGGAATGTTTTGAGGAAATCCAACTTTTGCTGTTTGTGCTGTACCTTCTGCAACTGCTGCTGATGATCTTGCTGCAACTAAAGCTGAAAAAGTGAGTGTCTTTTTGGCTTCCTCTACTAATTCAATTGCATTCATCACTTGCTTTGCTACAAGAGCAGCCTTTCCAGCTTTTGTCTCAGCTCCAAAGAGTGCAATTGCCTGGTCTGCTGCTGAATGTTTAGCTGCTGAGATCATGTCTATTTGTCTCTGCTCTTCTGTTGCAATTCTAGTATTTCTGTCCTCTTGTGCTTTGTCTGAAATTTCTTTGTCTTTTGCTGCCTGGTCCTCTCTGACTTTTTTATCTGCAGCAGCTTTGTCATCTCTAGCTTTGTTGTCTGCTGCTTCTTTGTCTGCAATTGCTTTGATTGCTGCAGCCTCTTCTGCTTTTAATGCAATGATCTGTCCTGTGACTTCTTTTGCCTTTGTGAGCTTTGCAGTTTCTAATTGAATGAGTGCAGCTTTTAGCTCCTCCTCTTCAATCATGTCCTCCTTTGTAGATTTGGACAATGTGTTCTCAAGAGTCTTTGCTTCTGATCTAAGCCTGGCTGCTTCAATCTCCTGGTTTGTAATTTTCTCTTCCAGAGCTGCAGCCTCCTGGAGGAATCCGATTCTTTGCTGTGTTGTAAAATTCTCCTTGTCAATTGCCTGTTCTAAAAGTGCAGCTCTGTCCCTATCTGCTTTGGCTCTATCTACAATCAATGCTCTTTCAGCCTTGTCTGCTTTAGCTCTGAGGTCTGCAACCTTTTGTGCTGATTTTGCATCAGCAGCAATTTCTTTGCCTAGCTCTTTTGTTGCATCAATTGTTTTCTTTATGCCATCAACAAGAGCTTCTGTTGCAATGACTGCAGGGTTGATTGCTCTGTTTATTTCTAGAAATCCTGTTCCTGCATCATCTAAAGCTCCTTTGAAATCTCCATCAAAAAGCTTTTGAAAAGCAGATCCTAAAAGTCCAAGTCCTCCCAGGAGCTGATCTATTTTTTTGACTACAAAATCATTGATTGACTTGCTAAAGTTTTTGAATGATTCTATAGGATTTGTGAATGTCTCAATAATTCCCATCCCTAGATCAGAGAGCTTGTCTGTGAGGTTGCCTAGAACAGAGCCTATCACACCCATAATCTTTGCAAACTTGTTCTGACCTTCTTCAGAATCCTGGAAAGCTTGAGCAACTGCTCCTATTGCAATTGCAATTGCACCTATTCCAGAAGTTAAAAGCACACCTTTAAGGGTTCTGAAACCTTTTGTGACATTTCTAAGTGTCCCTAAAAGTCCTTTAAACCCAGAAACAGCTCCTCCTGTGACAGTGTCAAGCTGGTTTCCCATTTCTGAGACATCAGTTGATGCTTCTTTTGACTTTTGTGATGTTTCTTTTAAACTATCATTGACAGCATCAACATTTTTGACAGCTCCTTTACTGTCAACATTCAATTTCATGTTTACTTCCTGGCTCATAGCTTGTACTTAATTAGTTTTAATCCTTCTTTGATAGACTCTGGCATCTTGTTTCTACCTAATGCAATCTTCTCCAGGTCTCCTAGACCCCTGTGATCATGTTTCAATATATCCAGCATATCAATAATGTTTTTAATCATTCGCAGTAGTATGTGTCAATTACAATTCCTTTGCTTTTTTGTAGTGTTAAAAAGCCTCTGACTCTTTTATCTGAGTTTAATAATACAATCACATGGTAGTCATATTGTCTCCAATTTGTTATTGCTGCAGCATTGCTGGCAAAATTGTTTTGGCTGTTTTGAAATGTTGTTGTCACATCTTGACCCAGAACCTTTGTTGTTCTGATTTGATCTCCTAGCCCTGGATTGATGTCAATTCCATCATGTGCAATTTCAAAATCTTCTATTTGATTTACTGCATAGTTTTCATCACATCTGCTGCTGAAACTATGTGCTGAAAGTGGCAGATAGAAAGATGTGTATACAAAAGCTTTTGTCAATGGCTCTACAAGGTTGCAATCATAGACAGCAACAACTTCAGCAGATGAAAATTTGACAACTATATACTTGATCACTTTATAATAGGCTTTTGAATCTTTTATGAAGTTGTCAAGGTTGTCACCTACAGCCAGAGCAAAATAGTCTGTGCTTCCATATATAGAGATGAAAGAATCTGTGCCTCCTCCATAATTTGGGACACCTCCTGGAGCTTTCCTAGAGATTAAATCACCCACTACAGGATAGAGACCAGAAGATCCATTGTGAAAATAGTTTGCATTTGAAACAGCATATTCACCACAAAAAGCACTGTGATAGACTGTGTAAGTGTTCGCCTCTATTTGTGCCTTTGTAGGGATTGAACTATATCCAGCAGAACCAATTCCAGCATGGATTCCAAAACCTGGAATTCTTGCAGTTGATGAGCTTGTTCCTGGAGCAGGGTTTGTGCTTATTGTGTGAATCCCTGTTATTGTGTTTTTATCTGTATCATAGTCTGGACTGACATTTGTCTTTGCATAAAACCTAGCATGCTTTGTTGCTGGATGTGTCAATCCTGTGACTTTTGCCTCTTTGATTCTAGGTGAGGCAGTCATGTCTAGAGGAGATCCAGCTCCTAGAAAGACATTGTCTTTGTTGACCATAATGAGCTGAACTCCTGCTGCTGTTTTTAAGGTATCAATATCATTAGTTGCTGAGAGTGTAGAAATTGAATCAGCAATTAAAAAACCATATTCATCGACATTTTCTTGCTCACATAGTTTCCCTCCTTCAGTGATCTCAAATTTGAATGTTGCTTCTGTGTTAGATCCAAAAGATGTAATATAGGACAATGTAGGAGCTGTCACCTCACAGGGAGTCACATTGATAGAGCTAGGCACATTTTGAAGGATCGGTGCTGGTGTGCTATCAATCAGAGCTGGCTGTGTGAATCCATTGTTTTGACCTCCAGAGTTGTCTATTGTGAATTGACTATTGTCAACAGTGATGTCAATATTTGAGATATCTATTGGAACTCCAAAGATTGTAATTGGTGAGGTAAGCGTATCAACAACAGATGCAAACTTTGTAGATCTTAAAATGTTGACCAGCTCCAGCTCACTCTTTCCTGTATCAAAGTTTGTAGTGATGCTGTTTATTCTGTAAATCTTGTCAAAGATTCTGAGGTCATCATTTAGACTCAGCTCCTCAGTGATGCTCATAGGCAGCTCTGCAGTGAGTTTTGTGATTCTTTTTCTCTCATCAAATAAGTCTTTGATATAGCTCTCATAGTAAGTTTTAAAAAGTGTTTTTTCATTGCTCACTAGGGCATACTCATCAACTTCAGCATGGAAATTGATTGATTGTGACATGCCTTCCTCTACATAATCAGAGAAAACAGAAACAGAATTTGATGGCATATAGGGTGAGTTGATCATGACCTTTGTGCCTCCTAGATTCCTCACACTTATAGAACTGATTGTCTGAATAGGATAGAACAGCAGAGGCATCTCTGCGCTCTTTTGCTCTTTTTCATCAACATGCCAACCCCATTGGACCTTTGTCAGATCTCCTGTGTTTAGATCATTAAGCCTTTCAAAGAGCATGTGTTCAAAAGGCAGCTTGACCTCATAGGTCTCACCCTCAAACTTATCTTTTTTGCCATTAGTTAAAAAGTAGCTGTCCTCATTGTAGTTTGTTTGTCCCCAGGGTCTGTTGTTTATGCTGTTAAAATTAGAAGCCAGGAATGTTTTTGTCCCTTCATATCCTAGATTGACTTGTCTGTAGGGAATAGGTGAATCAACCTGGCTCTTTGTAGAGTCAACATAGGGAGTGATGTCCCAGAGTTTTGTGGAGCTGGCATAGTAATCATCAAGAGTCTGGACCACAATGACATCATCATCATTGATGTAGGCAATGAGATTGAACATTTTAAATAGTCCCTGGAGCAGATCAATGACTTTCATCTCTGGAAGGTTAATAGGTACACTAAAATGTGCATCTGTAATTGTTGTCATTGATGCAACAAGTTTGCAGTCTCTTTTGCCTCCTAGCAAAGCATTGTTTTGTCTTTGCACAAAGACCTCCAGGTCAAATGTAGTTGCAGCAGAGGTCTCTATGAAAACAGAAAACTGACCATTGTCAACTTCTATGAAATCATTTGTTTGACTCACAGCTGTTCCATTTTTTGTGTCACCTTTTAGGCTGTCAAATCTTCTGAACTCCTCTCCATTTTTATGGATCACTAGATTGTAGGTTGCTGTGTCATCTCCAGGATCAACTGTGAATTCCAGATTGTATTGGATGTTCTTTTTTGTGTTGTTTATTGCAAAATTGTTGTGTCTGATTACTAGCTCATCTTGAGCTGTTCCAACAAGACCAAAACTTTTGAACTGTTTTGATTTTTGTTGATCCTCAAACAGACCTCCACTCTTTGTATGCAGCCAGAGATATAGATTATTGTAGGGGAGATTTGTGTTAGTAAAGAAATCATCTGAGAATTCCAGGTCATAGTGCAGCTCTATTGCTTTTATTATTGCATCTATTTTGATTGCTGGCTTTAGCTGTGAAAACAAAACTCCATTGTTGTCTATTCCTGCAGATGGATAGATGTTGTTGTTTTCGCTTGCAGAGGAGTCATAGATCAGCCTGTTTGTGTGAGTGATCAGTGGAAAAATCACAGCGTTCTCAATCTGGTCTGAGCCTATATTGTTATCTAAGCCATCAGTCATGTAGGCTGTGATGTTTGTGTCATTGTAGGGAAAATCAAAGGCACTCAATTCAGTCAGAGCTGAGATCTTGTCATCTCCCAGGACATCAGTCAGTCTGATTGTGTCTCCAAAGAATGTGAGCTTGTAGCTTTCTGGTTTGTTGTTTTTAAGATTAACACCTTCAAATCTGACTTTCCCTTTTTTAAATGGCTTATAGTTTAAATGAAGATCAGCAACCTTTTTGATTTTAGCATTATATCCATCAATGAAATAGTTGTAAAAATGTTTGAAGATCTTATTGTTGTTTTTGCTCGCTGGAACTGTGAAGCTCCTGGAGTAATCTGTCAAAACTGCATCAATCTTTTTTACATCTGTGATGTTTTGTGTCAAAGTGATTGACTCATCTTTGAACATCTCAACTTCTTTTCCCTCAATATAGAGCTGTAGTTTTAGCATTTATCTGATGTTGTTTATTTTGTCAAAAGCAAATTCAAACTCAAGAGTGTAGTTGATCATCTTGTCATTTAGATGTGTTTTGTGAGTCATGCTTTTTGTGAGTGGTAAAATTGGAAGAGTCTTTCCTTGATGTCTGATGTAAATGTTCTCACTTAAAAGCAGCTCCTCAATTGTTGAGTTCATGTTTTCTTTAATAAAGCCTGTATTGACTGTCAGCTTTTTTGTTGCATTCACATTTGTGATCTGCTTTTGTGCTGCTGAAGTGCTATAGTTTAAACTTGATCTACTTACTGTGTTTGCTTTGTAGCTCTCAGAGACCACATCAAAGCTTTCTATTGACTTCTTAAACACATGAAGGTCCTGGAATGCTCCATATTGATTAACAAAGCTCAATTTGTAGCTTGTAAACTTTGGCTCACAGATGTTTGTCACTGTGATTGTTTTCAGAAGTGTAGTGTCATCAGTGTCATAGACTTTTATCTGACTAGAGTCAGCAGGAATTGTCACATACTGAATCTTTTGATTACTGTTTCCAGAATCTGTGATCTGTGTGTCTGTGCTGTCAATCCTTACTTTGCCAACTCCCTCTGAAAAGATTGGAAGCTTTCCTGGTGTCCCCTCTGGGAGATAGATGTTGTCAGAAGTGATCAGTGCGTTCCTGGAAAGCTCTGGATTGATTTCATCCTCAAAATAGCCATATCCATCAACTGCTAGATAGTTGAAGATTCCTGGATTGCTATGATCTAGTAAATCTCCCTGGAGGTCTTTGTAGTAAACAACAGCAGAAACCCATTTTGCATGACATTGATAGTCATCATTGAATGTGATTTCAAGGTGATCTCTGACAAGCTCTCCTATCTCCAGGACAATGTTGTTTTCAGTTCCTAGTCTTTCTTTGTTGATTGTGTACTTCAAGTCTGCTGCTGAATATGAGCCAACAGTTCCAGAGTAGATGTAGAGTTGCAATTGAATTGATCCTAATGCCATTTTTTATATTTTTAAAGTTGACCTCCTTTTCCTTTTCCTGCTCCAGATCCATAGTCAACACCATCTGGAGGACAGTCCCAAACTGCAACATCTCTGACAATTCCTTCATCATCAATCTGCCACATCCTAAAGTTTCCTGTGTTTGTGCCTATAGAAGTTTTGTTTGTGCTTACTGCATAGTAAAAATTGCCTCCTAACATTGGAGCATTGTTTAGACAAACTTGTTTTCCTAGAGCATTCGTGATTGATGTTGCAGGAGTGGTGACTGATTTAGAGACATTCCATGTTCCTGGACAGTAGCCATCAATTTCTGTCATTGCTGTTGCTAGATAGAAAGTGTTTGATCCACATTGATTTGCTTTTGCTGGCTGGTTTATGTTTACAGGACAGGATATTGTTCCAGAGTTGCTGTACCCTCCAGGAACTGTCACAGTAAATGTCACTGTCCTGGCAGTGTCACTTGATACTTCTGGAAACTTTCCATTGCTGAAACCAGTGTTTGTTGATGTGTGTGCTGTGATAGATCCTAGAGCTGCTGATCCATAGTCTACAATCCCAGACTGTGAAATTCTTTGCCCAGATAGATTTGCAGTTGAGCATGTGAACTCTGGATTTGCTGCTTGCTGCTCAAAGTCTTTTGAACATTTCACAGTTGATCCTGCATTTGTATATCCTCCTGGAACTGTTAAATCAAAAAACAGAGTCACTGTTCTGTTTGATCCTGTAGTGTTTGCAGAATAGCTTGAAATTGTTGAGCCATTAGCTGTCTCTCTGATAGATCCTACAGCAGCAACTGAGTTTGGCTTTGTAATGACTCCAGCTTGAGTGATTCCTCCTCCAGAGAAAGCTGCATCTCCACATGCAAAAGCAACTCCTCCTGGAACACTAACAGTCACAGCAATTGATTGTGATGCTGTACAAGTTCCAGACTGTCCATCAGTTGCAGAAACAATCACATTTGTTGATCCTCCTATGTTGTTTGAAAATATTGTGAGCGTGCTTCCAGAGACAGAGGCATTCACTAGAGTTTGATTTGCAACATAAACACTGTAGTTTGAAATAGCATTTGATCCTGCTGTAAAGTAGCTGCTCAGATTCACTGTGTCTGAGTCTCCTCCAGAGTCAATTGACACTGCTGGAATTGATCCATTTGTTGTTGGTCCTCCAGAACATGTCACAGGAGGATCTGATGGAGTTGGCTGTGTTACAATCAGAGCTGGCTGCTCAATTGTTCTTTCACAATCAATGTAGGCATCTGCTGTGTTTGAATAGCCTCCAGGAATAGAAATTCTAATAGTTAAATCTCTGTCAGTTGCTGTTGATACTGTAGAGAATTTGTCATTGCTGAAATCTGAGTCAGATGATGTGATTGACAAAATAGTTCCTAGAGCAGTTGTGGCTTGACTGATTTGCCCTTGTTGATCTATTGATAAATTTTGAATCTCTGCAACATCACAATTGAATAGTGGAGTAGGTGCTACAGGCTCAGTCAAGTTCAAATAGAATGGACTTCTAACATTAATTTTTGTACTCATTTTTCTGCTGTTGTTTTTAGTCTCTGCTCAATATCCAGAGCAAAGCTTTGTTTGATGTCTTTAGGGAGCTGCTTAAATGCTATTGTAAAAGGAGTTGTAAAAAACAGACTAGGCTTGATCCCAGATAAGTAGATGCTTCTAGTAATCAGAAACACCAGGCTCTTTCTTTTTGCAAATCTTCCTTGATCATCTCTTGTTCCTGGAATGCCTTTTCTGACTACCCAGGAGTCAATTGCATCTCTGAGCCTTCCATTGCCTTTGTACTTACCAGATCCAAACTTGTAGGGACTTCTAGGAGCTTGTTGCTTTCCTCTTCTCTTTGCTCCTTTAGGAAGCTTTCCAGGATTTGCTCCCTGGACTCCAAGATCTACAAAGTTGGCATAATCCTCTGCATAAAATTCAAGCTCTATGATGCCCTTTGTTGTGTCAATCTTTGGCTCACTATAATCCAGAGATTTAGCAAGCTTAGAATCGCTCTTGAGCTTTCTTCTAGATTTAGAGACAACTGTCTTTCCAAATCTATTGAGTGCTTTCTTTAGTGATTTGAGATCTGTTGCTTCCATTAACAGCTTGTCATTGTGTTTGGCATTGTCACTGTAAATGATGCAGCAACTCCTGCTAGGTTATTCTCAAACCTCTCTGTGAAAAACTCACATGAGAAGGGAGTGTCTAGTTGATAGCTGTGTCTGTAGTCTGATTTTCTCTCCAGGACTGCATGCAACCTTCCTGCAACTGCTAGCTGAGTGTTTAGAACATCAATCTCATTGTTGTTTCCTCTGAGTTCTGATGTGTTCTCCTCTTTTGAGAAGTCTACTAGGTCCATGAGGATCACAGCTACATCAACAGTGATTGTGTTTGCATTGATTGTTGCATTCTGCACCTGGAGATGACATAGAGGATAGATGTTTGATCTGTTGAGGTCTATCTCTGTGATGTCTCCCTGGGTTACTTTATTGACAAAAGGCTCTGCAATAGCAGCCTCCTGGAGATCATCAATGACTTTGAAATATGTATTCATATTGTTTTAATAAAAATTGGTGTCAGCTCTTCAGATGTTTCAATCTTCATTGTCACAAATTCTTCAAGCCATTCTAGAGCTTCATCAAAATCCAAATCTGGCTCTGCTTTTATAACGCAATCAATGGCTTTCCAAAAGTCATAAATTGCAACCTTTGGCTCAGATGCTGAGATTCCTATGAGTGCATTCTCAAATCCATCAGATAATATGATCTCTTCATCATCCAGGAGAAAGCTCCTGTCATAAAGTGAGTTGATTAGTTCAGCTTTGTTTTGCATTTTTTATCTTTTTCATTTCTATCTCTGTCTTTTGTTTTTCAAAACTTAACCAGGTCAGACATGCTGCATAGTTGAGATTTGAGATCTGTTCAAATTTTGTCAAGTCTCCTTTTGCAATTTGATAGAAGGCTGTCCACCAGCCGAAATTTTCTGCAAGTGCATCCTCGTTTGTGGTGATAGCTGTGTCATTTTTTTCTCCAAATAGAACTCCAAATGAGTCAGAGACTCTTTCCTTAAACTTTGCAAAAAAAAAATTGCTCCTAGAGCTACATCCAAGGGCATGTCTTTCATGTTCTTTCTTTTGTCTGAGTCATAATCCTCTATCAAATACTGATCTTTGTGTTTCTGTTTTACTTTCCTGTAAAGAACACCCATTGCATCATCCATTGTGTCCCAATCACTCATGAGAGTGTCTAGATCTACGAACTCTCCAAAGGTCATGTCTGTCAGCACAGGAATGAATCCATACTCAATGCCATCCTTTTCAAACCTCTGGATCAACTTAGGTTTCTCTTCAAACATCTTGTTGATGATCTCTGTGACCTCAACAATTGATGTGAACTTGTACTGATCAACTTCTGGAAGTGGAACTCCACAAAAGATCTCAACTGTCTTTTTTCTCAGAAAGTCTAGATCTGGATCTTTGCCCAGGATCTTGTTGAATTTCTGGTATTGTCCCAGAGTAAGCTCTGAGAGTTTATTCGGAACTGTAAGCTTTTGTGTTTTCATTTATTATAAAACGTTTGTGTTTGTGTTTATCGGTCTAGGATTCTACAGGAAATTGTATTGTCCCTGGAATGGATTATTTAGCTGGTAGCTGATTGCATATCTGAGACTGTCAAGTGCATGATTGTATTTGTCAATAGGAGTGTTTGATTTTCTGTCTAGCCAGATGTAGTTGTTTAGCTCTTTGACTAGATGCACAGCCTGGTCATCATTGTGGATTACTAGATCATAATCCTGGAGCATGGCAATGCCAAACGTTACACTCCCTTGACCTTTGATGCTGGGTTTGATGTTGCATGTGCTTTTGAGTTCATGGATGAGCCTCACCTCGCTGGAATCTGCAATGATCAGAGAATCTCCTGCATGTTTTTTGTAGAGTGTTCTGAGATCTGAAGTGGTCAAAGCTTTGATGTAAAAGCATAGCTGAACATAGATGATCTTTCTGTCTTTGTCAATTGATGTTTTTAGAAGGACATTCTCATCCTGGGAGAACCCAAAGTCTGCACCAAAAACTGCAGGAGATACTTCCTGGAACTCTCCTAGTTTCCAATTGGTGAAGATCACACCCTCAGACCTTTCAATCCAATTTCCTTCTATGACAGCTTTGAATCTCTCTGGTCTCCTTTCTTTCATTCTCTCTATCTGGGCAATGTAGCTTTTTGATAGATTGTTAATGTTGTCTTTGTAGGTAGTGTGAATGTAGGTTGTATCTCCTTTTGAGAAGTTGCTTCCAGGAGCAACAGATCTGTCCTGGTAAAACCTCTGATATATGAAATGCTCCTTTGTGCTAGGATTGAGCAGCAGGATCACCCTGTTCTGTTTGTCCTTCTGTCTGACTGAGAGATCTATCTTGTCAAAAGACTCTTCATCAATCTCTTCTGCTTCCTCCATTACCCAGGTTGTAACTCCCTGGAGTGATTTCAAGTTTGCTGTCTGATCTCCAGATGAGGTCTTGATCCCTCTGAATAGAATCTTTGATCCATTCTCCCTGTTTACTATCTCATCCCTGGTGATCTTGTACATAGGTTGTAAGCCTAGCATCTCAATCTTCTCTTTAAACTCTGGAATGATTGAAACATTTGCAGATCTAAGTGTGTATCTGGTGAACAGAATTGTGTGTCCTGCCTCCTGGGTTAGTCCTAGCAAAAAGACTCCTGTGAAAAAAGACTTTCCAGACCCCCTTCCTCCTGTGAGGATTGTGTATCTAGTCTCATTCCAGAATCTTCTGTACTTTTTACTGAACTCAATCTGTGTCTGCTCCTGGATCATCTTTAAAAAGGAATAACTTTGAGAAGTCAATTGAAGGCACATCAGAAACTAGATCAATATTTTCTTTAGCTTGACCATAGCCAGAGTCCAGGAGTGCTTTATATGCACCCACATCACCCTGTCTGGCTTTCTTGATTAGTGCCAAAGTCATTAGGTCCTCCTGGGACATTCGCTCTTCTTCTAAGGTCAATGGATTGACAGCTTTGATATTTATGTTCAGCCACTTTCTAGCAGTTGTTGATCTATTCTTTGCACCTTTTGGTCTCCCATTAGAATTGCCAGACTGCCCTTTTTTAAACTGAAATTTTTTGATGTCATCTTTGCCCATGGCTCTGCTGTATTTATGCTGTATTTAGTAATTGTTTGACTTACTGATTTTGACTGATGGATCAGCCTGTTGCAGTTGCCCATATTTTTTCATGATTCTTTCTCCATGATTTACTCTTTGAGGCTCTTGTCTAAAGCCTGTGATAGGGTTGATAGAATAGTTCCAAAAATCTTCTGGAAAAGATCCATCAGATGGAGCTGGTCTATTTGGCTCACATCTAGGGACAGTATTTTCATGATTGTTTTTACTCATTGTATATTGTTAAGCAAATGTCTATGAGTGGCAAATACAGAACATAGTCAGTACAGTTTTTCTGTGGATAGTGTCTAAAGCCTATCACTAAGCCTCCATAAAACCCTAAACTAAGTTCCCATTCATTTACCACAGCAATCACATTTTGGTTTCTCTTCTTTTTCTTCTGTTTCTTTTGGCATTGGAAGATCTAGACCCCAATCATTGAGATCATCAACCTCCCACTCATTTGCCAGCATGTCAAAGTCCCAATCTCCTGCATTTGTATTGTCTTTTATGACAAACTCCTTCTGCTTTGCTTCACTCCATCCTTCTGCAACATCAATCCAAATTTCTGACATGCCAGCATCTTGAGCAGCTCTTAGTCTCATATTGCCTCCCAGGACCAGGAGATCTTCATTTACAACGACAGGGCGTTTCTCTAGCATCTCTGGAAAGCCTTCAATTGATTTCACCAGGGAAAAGAACTTCTCATCCTTTATTACTCTAGGATTGTCTGGATGCTTTCTGAGCTTATAGATTTTTTCTAGTCTTTTACTCATATCTTTCAAACTCTGCTCTTAATGACTCAACAATGTTATTAAGACATGCGCTGCAGCCTGTTGGCTTTTCATTTGTCCTGTTTACTTTATTGTAGATTGAATAGATCATATCTCTTTCCTCATTTGATTTGAGTCTTTTGCCATTGTAAGTCTCAAAAAACATCTGCAGGAACTCAAACTCTGTCTGTGTCAGATTCCCTTTCTTTGGAAACCATCGATTGAGAGTGGACTTCCTTTTTTGACAGCCACAGTCTTTTTTAACTGCTTTTGCTACAGTGTCAACAACCTTTTTAATTCCCAGGGGTTTGGTCACAAATTTTTCAATGTCATCTCCTAATCCTTTACTCTTCATAATATTGATCTTTTAGTTTGTCATTTATCTTCACTTTGCATCTTTTCACAGTCCTGTAAATTGTAGAGACTGACAGCTTTGTGTCTTTGCTCATGTTTGAGGTGTGATTTTTAAATTCATATCTGTAGAGATTAAAAACTTTTTTGTCAAACCAATAAAAGCTATTGACATATTCATTGATAAGTTTGTCAATGTCTTTTTCACTCTCCAGGATCACTTCTGGCTGCTCCTCAAAGTTCTGACTAGCATGTCTTTTCATGTAGCCTATGTTGTCATCCAGAGAGATATATTTCTTTTCTTTTCTGATCATGTCGATGTACATATTTTTGACTGTCTTGTATAACTTAAACGTACCAGAATCTGAGATTCGGTCTAGAAATCTGTTGATCATTGCAGGATTGTTTTCAGCCTTTTCTATTTCAGCATACATTTTTAGGAAGAGATCTTGAGTGATGTCCTCATGATACTGCCCTTTGAGCTTGAAGTATTTCACATCAACGTCATAGACAAAATCTTTGATCCTGTCATATCGTTTTGCAATGTATTCTAGAGCTTCTTTTTTTGTCATTTGTTTAAAGCTTTGTATTTCTCAATGATATCAACCAGCTCAAATCTGTCCCATTTGTAGCTTTGCTTTTTTGAGAGTTCAACTGTCTGCTCTAGATCATAGACTCTATCCATTCCTATTTTGTCAATTAGATTGATTCTGTAGTTGAGCAAATTCGCACTCATGTAGTAATTGCATTTAAGACATTGACCATGCACATTGTCCTCATTGAATCTGAGCTGTGGATGTTTGCCTGCTGAATAGAAGTGACCAGCCTGGAGAGTTGTTTTTTTGGAACAGGAGATGCAAGGCTTTCCCTGGTCTCTGTTTCTGATGTAGAGATGAAAGTGTCTGACAGCTATCTTGATGAGCTGTGCAACTGTCTTATTTCTGTAGATGTTTTTAGCCATGATCTTAATGGCTATCTGGACTCTATAAATTTACAACCTTCTAGCACACAATAGGTCTACAATCATTTAACACTTTTGGCTATGTTATAAACAAAAAACTCCCCACATAAAGCAGGGAGTTCAAAAACTAATTAAAATGAAAAAAGTGAGTGATTCATAGCTTGTCCCATTTCCCATGTCCCTAAGGTTTTAGGATTTGGGACAGTGGCTACTAGGCACACTCAAGCCTATGCTACATTCAGCTTTGTTTGCACTGATTTCTCAGCTTTTTTGTAGTGTTTCTGAAAGACTTTGAGATAGTTTGAAACACTAGGCTGTGATGTTTTGAGGATCTTAGCAATTGTCTTTTGCTTATTTCTTTTCATTTTCAGATCTACAATCTGTCTCATCTTCTGTGGATCTAGCCTGGTGTGTTTTCCTATTCTTTCAAAAGTCAGTTCAAACCTTTCATTGTGTATTTTAGCAGCAGGCTCTTCTTTGACTTCAGTGTTGTTTGCTTCCAAGTACTCCTGGAGTATTGGTGTTATTGCCTGGACCAATTTGAGGACCAGCTCTTGATTTTTATTTTCCATTAGTTTCATATTTAAAAAGGTAAATCATTTTTAGTTTCTTCTGGCTCTTTGTCCAGGACAGGGAAAGGTGACAACACCTCTGAGGAAGCATTGCTGCCATCAGTTGCTTTTTCAATTGAGAAGCCTTTTAGTGATGTAAAAGATCTGAAGTTATCTTCTCCTGGCTTTTGCCACTTTCTGCCTTGCATGTATGCTGTTATTTTGACATCATCACCTTGCTGGATCTCTGCGTTTTTTAAAGTTTCAATTCCTTTTTCATTCCACTCAATTGTGAAATAGTCAGAATACTGATCTTTTTCAATGTCTGGAATCAATAGGATCAACTCCTGGTTTTTGTAGCTGTTGTTTGTTTTAGGCTCGCCTTTCTGAAAGACAATGCCATTTAGTTCTAGCTTTAAGCTCATTGTTTTAGTATTTAGTTGATTTTCGTTCTGTAGAGACCTCAGCTAGTCCCTGCTTTGTTTCTGTGTTTTTGCTGATTGATCTATTCATTCCTACTTCACATCTCTGATCAAAGTAGGTTTGAAATATTTTCATGATTTTGTCTATGCCTAATGATTCATAAAAGCTCCCATGTTGACCCTTTATGATCTGATTAAACAACAAGCTGAGATCTGAGAACTTTAGAGAGCCATAATCTTGAATGATCATCAAAGCTGCATATTCAATTTGTTGCTCACTCATCGGTCTTTTTAGATCCAGGAGCTGATTCAAGTGAATGAGCCATCCTATCAGAATAGCCTCTATAGTGTTTGCTCCTGCTTCTCTTTGTACTGAGTAGAGAGTCCCTGTTGTTTTGTCATCAATAGCATCCTCAATTGTCTTGATAGACTTTGATAGATTTAAAATTAATCTATGAGGATTGTATTTTTTCAAAAGCTTTCCTTTGGAGGCTTGAGTAGTCAGTTTTTGTTGCATTGTTTTTTGTTTTATTAATGATTTCATCTTCCCAGCTTCTGTTGTTTAAAAAAGTCTGAGGATTTTTTCTGTAGGTTTTGTCTGGAGTTGCTTCCAGATAGGCAGGCAAATAGTCAATGATCTGCTCTTTTGTTTTCTGTGTGATTGAGTTCCACTTCTTTTCAATCTTTTCTCTTGATCCTATCTTTTTGTCATAGAGATTCCAGAAATCTGAAAATGCTGGATATATTTCAACTATAATTTCATTTTCATTTTCATTTTCATTTTCATTTTCTAAAGGCATTGCCATGGCATTGCCATCGGATAGAGTCTGTTTAGTTGATGATTTGTTTTTATTCCAGCGTTTAAGGGCGTTCTCACGCTGTTTCACAGAATGTGCAGCTCTCTTCTCTCTCTCCTGCTCCACTCTTTCATTGTAGTAAAGACCATTTTCATCTATGCGAAACTTTGCCAGGACATCTGCAGTGGGTATGCCATGGCATTGCAATTGCATGACCTTCTTTGTGAGATGCCCTTTCTGGTGCTGCAAACAAAGCAGAGTGATAAACTGTCCTCTCTCCTCCATTGTAAGATCAGAGACTCCTGTGAGGAAGTCTGAGCTATAGAATAGGAATGCTGGATCTTTACTCATCTGTCAAAATCATGTTTTGTGTCTGTTGATCAATTATTTTAATGATCTCATTTTTTGTGATGGACACAGTTTGCTTTCCTTCCAGGATGTCAACAGCAACTGCATAAACTCTGGCTCTGTCTTTTTCTGAGATTCTATCTATAAGATCATTTAAAGCTTTTTTGATCACTTGAGTCTCTTCTCTTGAATCAATCACATGAAATCTGCCTATGAAAAAATCTGCTTTTTCTCTAAAGTCTCTGTCTGTTGCATAGAGATTGTCATATTTTTTGCAAGCGTGAAGGACAGAGGCATGATCTCTGTTGATGTATTTCCCAATAAATGACAGAGAAAGTCTCAAATGCCAATGAGCAAACTTGCAGAATATCTTTTGCAGATCTTGTTGATGTCTTTTTCTTGATTTGATTCTGATGTCAACTCCTGTCTCATCTAGGATTGTGTTGACGTAATCACTTAAAAGATAAGTTCCTGTCTCTTTTTTTATTGGGTGTTTAGGATTATATTGTGTCATAATTTACTTTTTTTGTAAAGCTCTGGGAGGATTAGATATTGTCCAGATAGCGTTCCTCCCTTATGCCTTAGTTAATACTATTGAAGATTTGTTGTGTTTCCATTTAGGCAGAGGAAGCTCCTCACCATTGTCATCCACAAATTTGTGACCTTCTAGTGTCACAGTTGCTCCAGATTCAACTCCCTGGAGTCCTTTTTTATACTTGTCTTTTAGATTGTTCAAATGTTTTTGCATAGTCACAATCTCTGGACAGTTTGAATAGTCAACTGTTTTTGATCCTTCTCTCCTGGAGATCTTATAGTCTCCCCAGATGTAGTGATCAGTACCTACAAGATCATCTAGTGCCATCTCCTCTAGATCAGAGAGTGTTTGTGCAAAAAGCTTTTGCAGTTGTTTGATTTGTAGTACAGCAAAAGGAGCAGGAAGGTTGCCCTGGGTCACTTGTCTGACTACATCATCTAGGAACATCTTTGCTGTTCTCTTTCTTGTTATCAGCTCTTTTTCTTTGCTGTTAACCTCTGATGCGAGTTCTATTTTTTCTGACATCTGTTTTGTTTTTTTGATTCATAAAGGGCAAGAAGTGCAGCGTTCTCTTTCTTGTCTTTTTCTATTTGATCAATTATGATCCAATAGAGTGCATTCCATTTGTCTCTGAGATGTTCAACAATCTCATCATTTTCTCTTTTAATTTTTTTAGTCATTGTGTTTTAGTTTTGGTGATTAAATTCTGCTTCTTTGAGACAGTATCTGCAGAGAGGTGTGTTTTGGTGCAGCTCGTATGCTCTACCACCACAGCTCCTGCAAATCTCATCTCTGTTAATGTAGTATCTCTGATCTATCATGACTGCTCCTCATCTTCATGCCACATATCATCCTTTGAAAAGACTCCCTCATTTGCAAAGCCTGTCAGATTTAGAATTGCTCTTCCTCTTCCTCTTTTCTCAGCCATACAGGCTAGATAAGACACTCTGCAGTTTTGTTTGCTGGCTTCTCCTATGGTCTGATAGATAGGATTCTCTCCCCACTTTGCTTTGACTTTTAGAGCAACATGCTCTCCAGGAACACACAAAGCTTCTATAGGTTCAAAATCAACCTCCATCTTTTCAATTGCCTGGATCTTGTCAATGCCACTCTTTAGCATAAAAGGAACTTTTTTGTCTCCATAACTTTGTATGTGAAAGTCTGATCCTACAAGTCCATAAATCTCACTGAGTTCTCTTAGTCTTTCTGATTTCATAGTGCAAATTGTTTTTGCTCTTCCCATAGTGACTCAATGTGAGCTTTAAGTTCTGAGACTGTTGATTTGATGTTTCTAGCTACTGTGCTGAAAGTTTCTGTGTTGAATCCTCTCTCTGTGTTTGGAGGAATGACAAGCTTGCCCTTTTCATCAAAGTTGAAAAAAGGACTGACTGTCCAGGATTGACTGTTTGCTTTTACTGTTGTAAAAATTGTCACTGACTGATCATCTGTGTCAAATGACAAACTGAATTTTGAGTGTAACATATTTATTTGTTTAAGTATTCATCAGCAGCCTGTTGAGTGACAAGCCTTCTTTTTCCTCTGTGTACTACCTTGAGCCTTCCTCTTTCAATATCATTCTCAATTGTCTTTCTAGAGAGTCCTGCAATTTCTGTGACCTCTTTTATGTTGAGAAAGTTTGTAGGCTTTACCTCTGGACCATGTGCAATGATCTGATTGAGTCTGGTGATCTCAGTAATACATCCATCAAGCTTTGCCTCTAATGCTTCAAGCTGTATCTGGTTTTCTATTTCCTGTTGCTTATTCATATTCTATTTGATTATTTCTGCTAATTGATTTTTTATGACAGAGTGTTGAGCTGGTGTGTATTTCAAGTCAACTCCATTTTCATCTAAAAGAGAAATACACAGAAAAAGAAGTTCTGTTGTACAATGGATCTGATTGTGCTGTTCCATGCTACCAGAGAGAACAAGAGTCATCCCATTGTTTAGCAAGATTTTTTGCCATTTATACTCAATTCTTACTGTGTCTTTGTCAATGAGAGTTTCTGTGTTTATCCTCATTTTGTTAATTTCTTTTAAAGCTTTTAACGCTTCCTGGTGTTGTTTTTTTGTCATTTTTAACTACTTTTAAGACAAAGGCTGCATCAAGTTAAACAAAATTAAGTGCATTCTTTGTTGTTATTGAGTACAATTTTAGTTTAAATAATTGGATAAAACTAATTTTTTACTCAAAAAAGACAAATATTATCAATTTTTGACAAACAAAACACATGGAGAAAAAATCACCTCAAGCAGAAAGATTGCAGAGATTTGTTGATCTTACAGGCTATTCAATCAATGAATTTGCGAAACAGTGTGGAATCCCTAGCACTAGAACTTTGACAAGGATTCTCACAGATGGAGGCAGACCCAGCTCAAAGATTTTAGACAAAATAATCACCAGGTTTCCACAGCTCAATCATGATTGGGTTGTTCTAGGTTATGGAGAAATGATTGTCAAGGGATTTGACAACAAGCCTGTTTCAGCAGACAGCCTTCAGAAATCAACCCAGGCTAGTTTTGGAACAATACAGCAGAGCATGTCTGATCATGACTTTTCACTCAATGAGCTTGCAAAGGCAGTTGAAAAGGCAATCACTAGAGTTGACACTATGTCTCAGTTTCTAATCCAGGCAGCAGAGTCATCAGTAGAAAAACAGGCACTGATTGAAAAGCTTTTTTTTGAAAAAGTTGACAATAAGATTCTAGAGGTTGATAAACATGTTGCCCAGCTTTTTCATGTATTAAGAGAGAGAGATCAAGAGGCTAGAGAATCGGAGGACAAAAGAATTGATAGACTTGACCAACAAAGAAGAGAGCAAAGGCAAAAAGACATGAAAATTTTGTTTGATCAATTTGACAGACTTTCAACAAAAACAAAAGAACATCTGGACCTAAATGCAGAAAGACAAAAAACACTCATCCAGGAAAAGATAGATGAAGGGATCAGAAGAGGCATTGATCAGATGAACATAGAAATGAAGAAAAATGCAGTTGAACAAACAGACTTTGCTATTAAGTCATTGATGGAAAAGTTTAGATTGTCTAATTTGTTGCCAGGATTAGGATCACCAAAAAAAACATCTAATCCCAAGCTGAAAGAATAGCCTCAGACAGCCTGGCTTTGTCAACTCTGATGTAGTTTTCAAGCGTTTTAAGAGACTTAATTCCTGTGACCTTCATGATCAATGAGTGACTCACTCCTTTTTGCTCTGAGAGTGTAATGAATGTCCTCCTGGCTGTGTGACTTGCAATCAGTTTGAACCTAGGGATCTCTTCTGTGTCTTTCCTGTTTCCATAAAATCTGTCCCTGGTGACTACTTCTGTGAATCCTGCAAGCTCACATATCTGATGAATGTGATCATTGAACTTTTGTCCAGAGATTGTCTTGAGTTTCCAATCATATTTATCTAGCAAAGCTCTCAGTTTCCTAGTCAATGGAATGTAGGAAAACTGTCCTGTCTTTTTTGCTCTGATTTCAATGTTGTTGCCCACAATGAACTTCCTGTCAAAACGCTTGTAATCTGAAAACCTTTGTCCAGAGTAGCAACCTATCAGAAAAAGATCTCTGTAGTAATCTTTGACAGGATCTAGATCTAGGGTCTCCAGGATCTCTAGATCAGAAAGAGAAAGTGAGATGTGTGATGTTTCCCTTTTTTTAATTTTAACATCTTTAAAAGCTGAGTTGACAGCATATCCATTTTTGACGCACCAATTTAAAAAAGACTTTAAAAAACCAAGCTTTCTTCTCAGTGTATTGTCAGAGATGTTTTTCTCCTTCCTAAAGTATGCAATCAGATCATTGAAAAAAGCACTGTCAAAATCAGACAAATAGAAAACTTTCTTTTTCTTTTTCTGGATCTGCAAGATGGCTGTGTGTAACCTGGTATATTTTTGCCAGGAATCCTTTTTCACAGATTCGCTGTCTTTCTTTTGCTGGATGTAGATCTGGAAGTAGTCAGAATAGTTGAGCCTTTTAGTGACTTGAGCAAGCTGAAAATGCTCATCAAGTTTTTTTCTTACAACGTCTCTAGTTAAACTCTCTTTATAATACCTTTTTAGATCATCAAAGACTTTCTGGTATTCATTCAGCTCATGTGTGATTTTTCTGTTTGCTTCTCCTATCTCACCTCTCCTGGCTTTTGGTCTTTGTGTTTTTAGATCCCACTCTGATCTGTCAATTTTTATCTTTGTTGAATACCTACACTTTTTTCCATAGAGATAAAAAATAAAAAAAATGTAGTTTTGAGGTCCATGTAGTAAAAAACTCATTTGGTGTCCGTTTTGGTGTCCGTTCAAAACTACAAAATCCTGGTAAATAGTGTCAAATAATACCAGGAAAAAACAAAAATGCTATGTTTTACTAGGTTTTAGCACTATTTACTAAGTAGGTTCGAGTCCCTCTTTCTCCGCTTAATACCTTGTAAACCCCTGCAAATAGTAGGGGTTTCTTTTTTTGGTGTCCGTTTTAGTGTCCCTTTAGCCAAAAGTTAACCTCTAGATCTAGAGCTTCATCATGCAGTTGATGGCAGTTTCTCCTTCCAGAATCACACCACATCCAATGGCTTGCTTTTTGAAGTTTTTTGCATAGGCTGCAGCATAGGCTGTTGCATCTAAACCACACCCCACTTGCATGCCAAAGACTCTGAAGTTTCTGCCTACTAGCCACTCAGTATAGGCTTGAGTGTGAATGTGTCCCTGGACTGTACTCATCATGTCATTTTTTGCTTTTGTGCGAGCTGTGCCTCCTTCACCATGAGTAAATTGTACACCATCATAAACAACTCTTTCAACCCAATTCCAATTAGTTCCCAGGACATCATTG